CTAACAACTCTCTCCAGTCTGGACGTAACGCCGTCCATTCACCTTTTCACCTCACTGAGGAAGGAAGAAGGGAAGAGTTTAGGAAGTTTAGGAAGTTTAGGAAGTTTAGGAAGTTTAGGAATTGTTTTTTTATTTTTAGTATTTTTTTTATTAGAGTTAGTTTTGATATATAGAAGGGCCAAGGCGTTAAAAGCCAAGGCCACAGTTGGTTAGCACGTGCATAGTTAAGTTGTAGGTGTTTTAGGCGCTACGCTTGGAGGCTGAACAGGAAGTTCACCCTCAATTTTTAGAGGCTTATCAAGTAAGCCGAGTTTTATCGCTTCATCGCGATTATTAGTATCATTTAGGAAGTCGAAAAGTTCTTGAGGGTCATTAGAGAATCTTTTACGAACAGTAGAAGGGAGTGACATAAAGGAATTATTAGCATCAATCAGAGCTTGAACAGACTCTTGATATGATTTGTGTTTGGAAAAATCTCCATATTGTCCTTTTGAATTTGGTGGTAGTCGATTGTAATCGACACCGATTTTTTGATATTTTCTCATGATATTATTAATATCATGAGCATCTTTATGATGTTGTTGTGTTTTTGATTTTTCTTCGTTGATAGTATGTACTTGTGTACGGCCATTTACATGACGAATAATTTTTTTCATAGATTTCTCCTTTTAGAATCTAGGTACGTTAAATTGCATGTTTTGATTACCGATATCAAAATCATTTTTTTTAGAGTTCCAACGAACAGCTGGTTGTTTATAACCAGTATCTTTATAGTTGAGCATTTCTTGAATCTTTTTATAAAATTTATTTTTTATATCAGAAATAGGAATGTCTTTTTCAGCGACTTTAGTGTCAACGCCAGATTTTTTTGCTTGAGCATTGAGAAGCTTTGTTTCAGCTTTTTGTTTATCAATATTACCAAAAGCAGTAGCAGCTTCAAGAGCTGAAGAAAGAATGGAATTTAGGTTAACGCCATTCATTGGATTTTGATTTTGAGAAGTTACAGCAGAGCCTTGTGAGCCTGATGCAGCAGCTCCAGAAGGAGCAGATGCTCCTCCATTAACAGCTAGAATAGGATTAAGACCAGCAGCTTTTAAATCAGCGACTTCTCTTTGATGAGCAGTTGATGACATTCTTTCTTGGAAGGCCATTTGTTGATTTGCTTGATCAGATTGAAATTGTCGATTTGTAGCAGCCTCGGACATATTTGCAGAGGTTGCGTTGTTAGCTATAGTCTCATTAGAACGGTTGGTCATTTGTTGAGAGTGATATTGTAAAGCACTCTGACCGATGTTTAAACCGCCGCTAATCATCGCCATAGAGACAGGATCCATTAAAACCTCCCAAGAGTACTAGGAACAGAATAAGTCGCCATAGGACGGGCGTGGGTGTATTTAAACCACATATCCATAAGTAGATCAGGACCGTCAGCTAAAGCAAGAGCTCTGTCAATAGGTGTTGATTGTTTAATGAATGTATCGTTTAGAGCAGGAAGAGTAGCGAATTCTTCGGCCATGTGCCAGAAATCTAAAGAAGTTGCGAAATTAGATCTAAATTCTCCTCGTATTTCGGATGGTTTATAACGATACTCTGCGTATCTTTCTTGGTAACCGAATACAGCGTCATCAGTTACAGTGCCATTTATAAAGATTTCTTTATTTAGAATTGCTTGTTCTCCGATTTCCTGTAGCTTTGGCCAGAAGAAATCAAATCGAGTTTGACGTGACCACATTCGATTTAAACCTTGTTGGTAAGTGATGTCAGCTCGGGCACACGCCAATCCGATGATGTATCCATGTTCCACAAACGACTTTGTGAATCCAATATTCTGTCCATTAGAACTAGAAGTTCCGAAGGAAGCAAGTTGCGCTTGGGCATTTGCGCCAGAAGTAGGTGCAGTTTGAGGTACAGGGTGGACATTGATTCGGGATTCGCCGCCGCCAAGGTATTCAGGTCTTTGAAGCCTGAAGTCAGGTGAGATAACATTGAAATGTGCTTGTAAGATTTCGACATAACGAGTACCGCCTCGAGCATCTAGCTCATATAAAGATTGAATAGAGAAAGCTTCTCTAAGTTGGTTAATTGTTGCAGAGGTAGCAGCACTAAGATCGGCAATTAATCCGCCATTAGGATCTAAAGATAAAAATTTATTTTCAGTATTGTTCATAAGTTTGCCGTCAGCAGGATTGTTTTTTATAAATTTACCTGCATCGGCATTATAATTGTTTGTACCAGCGTCGTAAGAAGTCCAACCAAGAGCATTGGAAACTCTTTCGATTGGAGCGGAAGTACCAATTGGTAGATCAACAGCGGGTCCTTTTTGTGGCCATGGAAGTGCTGAAGTGAAATAATCATGTCTTTTATTTCTGTTTTTTAGAATGTAAAGGTTAGCAAGGTCAGGTCCGTCGTCTTTAGGTACAAGAAGAGAATCTTGTAAGTTTTGATCACGAAACCATTCGTTGTAAATTAAATTATAACAACGTAAAGGAAGAACATTAATGTCGAAGTTATAGGTATCAGCTGGAATAATTGTGGGTACACCCATATGATCATATATAGTACCGTTTTGAGCTGAAGCATTTGATAAATTTGTTGTTGGTATCAAATAGTCAGTAGAATCTCCAGGATCAGTTTGAGCACCATTGAATTTTTCCCAGTTTTCCCAAACAAGACGGTTTGGAACGAAGAAAAAGAAAAAGTCGATATATAAGTTATCCATTATCGGAACTTTTTGAGTTGCAAGTCTTGTAAAGTGATTAAGAGTTACGTTACAAGTGTCACCTGGAAGTATTTCATCAACGAATATAGGAGTTAATTGATCGAAGTAAGTTGTATCTTTTACAGTAAAAGATCTGTCAAATTGAGATCGTGCCATATTGACCGAAGGAATTTGAGCGAATGAGTGTTGTGAGTATCTGTTGCCTAACATTTTTGCTCCTTAGCAAATTTAGTTTTTTGTTCGAGAATTTTTTTTCTAACTGCATTTCTCGTAATTTGTAAGCCAGTTAGAGCGTTACGTTTAAGATTTGCTTTTTTTTCAGCAAGGGTAATTTTTTCTTCTTTTTTAACCGCCTCTCTAATTATTTTAGTTTTCGTTTGTGTTACATAATCCTTCCACCTTTCAGGGTGGTGTTTTTTAAACCATTTTTCATAGTATCTAGGAATGGACATTTTTATTCCATTTAGTTCAACGTAACCGTGGTTAAAGACATCTGGCCAAAACTTTTCGAGCCATTTTTTTCCAATAGCATGTTTTGAAGATCTTTTGGATACAGGGTTAAATTCATGGCTTCCATCGCGCCCATGAGATAATTTTTTAGTAGCGTATCTCGCACAGTAACCGGCTGATTGAAGAGTGACATCTCCAAGCTCTGAAAAGCCAAACGGCCATAATCGTTCCAGAATTTTTGAAGTGAAGACTTTGTCACCTCTGGCGGACACATATTTTTGTTCAAGATCGCTAGGTCTCCAATTAAAGATAAGAGCATGCCAGTGAGGTCGTTTGGTTTTGTCACCATATTCTCCGGTGACAAATATTCCAATTTTTTTGTTTTCATCGTAATCGCTTTCTGCAATATAAGATCGTAGTCGTTTCACGAACAATTGAAAATCTCTATATTGTAATTTAGGGTTTTTAAGGTTTTCGTCTGAATAAGTTAAAGTGATAAATGAATTTTCTTCATACATAGAAGCTTCGTGAACGCATCTAATTGCCGTTTGTCGAGCGTATTCGAGCCTGCAAGCAAGACATTTACCACATGGTAGTTGAAAAGTTGCATATTCTTTGCTATATTTAGTCGAGGACCAACATAGGGTTTTTCCATCTGATTGGAATCCTACGGTCCTAGGGCTTGTACATCGCACTGTATGAGTCCTTTTTTTTTATAGTCGTATTCCACCACGAAATTTACGTGGGTTTAATTTATTAACTTTATGAACGCCTGTATTTTTTTTGAAGACCTTTTTTGAAGACTTTCGGGACATTGGTTTTCTTTTCATAACGCACCTTTTTTTGTATTAGCAGCTGGTTAAGATTTTTAACCAATTTCTTCATTGAATAATCACTCTCAATGAACTGCTTTTTTTAGTATTCCTGTCAGTGGGCATAATTACAACAAGAGAGTGTATTATGCCCACTGTGTTATGACTATCGATTTAGAGGGTCTGGGTCCTGATGTTTTCGGACGTCAATCACGTTGATTGCTTTAGTGATGTGTTGTGGTGTATCGAGCGATTTTATTTTACCAGTTTGGTCGTCGTATTCACCTAGGTAGTATAAGTCGTAATCCTCTGGGAATTGAGAGATTGTTGATTTTGAGTCTGAGGCTACGGTCTTGAAATTTCTTTCAGCCTCGCCGTGTGTACGTTGATAAAAGGGTGTATTGTAGATTTCACCTTTTGTATCTCTGATTGAATATATTTTTAGTAGCATGTCGCACTCCGTTTTTCTAACTCCCTTAAGTTCCCTCACCATTGAGGGAAGATAGAAGTTTTGTTGAAGTATTATGTTAAGTATTATTTGTTTGTCAAGTTAGAGAGTCCGTTGTCTCTCTAACAACTCTCTCCAGTCTGGACGTAACGCCGTCCATTCACCTTTTCACCTCACTGAGGAAGGAAGAAGGGAAGAGTTTAGGAAGTTTAGGAAGTTTAGGAAGTTTAGGAAGTTTAGGAA